TTTCGAATGGGCGTGCGGCACTGTCACCGGCGTGTCGGAATCCGGGAGTTGACTATGTAAACAAAGAAAACTTCTGCCAGTGTTGTGACAGCAACAGGTAGAAAAACACCGCCGCAGTGAGTACGGAGCAGGTACTCACTACCAAAAAATCGGGTACTCCTACGTGTTGCCCAACATTCGAATAACAAGGAAGGTTTTGGGCATGAGCAACCCGGACAAGACACTGGTAGCCCACCTCGGGCAGTTAGTCCGTGCAGAACGAGCACGCCTCGGCTACACCTCAGTCGAGAAAGCAGCAGAAGCCGCAGGTATCGGCAACTTCAAAACGTTGGCGCAGTTCGAACTGGGTCACACGTTCCCGCAGTCAACGAACAGGTCAAAGATCGAAGACCTACTCATGTGGCGTGACGGTTCACTCACTGAGGCGTTGAAGAAGGACCAGGACGAGCTGACGTTCGAGTGGTTCCGTGACTGGGAGAAAGAAGAACCAGTATCGGCGGCTGCGGACCTTACGGATGAGGCGCTACTACTTGAAGTCATCAAACGCATGGACAGGTGGCGCATGACGTTGGGTTCTGTGGCGTCGTTGCAGGATGCTGTGGATGTGGGGAAGTTGGCTAGTGGAGGGGCCGACTTCAAGGGGACTCCGGCGCAGGTGGCGCATCAGAACGCGTATGACCTTGCGGCGCATACCCCGCGTGGGGGTAAGAAGGTAGACCCCAGGAAAGCTACCCGGAAGTAAGTTAATCGTGTCGTTGGACTAACACGCCGGAGAAGTGGATTAATGTCACGGCCCCATGCTCTCCTAGTGATTCACGCATCATTCGTTCTGGAGAGGCTGGGGCTTCCATGGGTAGTACTGCGCTGTACGTTGACCTTCCCGCAGGTGTTTGTGGGTATTACGACCACGAGACGGGGAACATTTATGTGGATAAGCGGATGCCGAATCGTTCGCAGCGGTGCACGTTTGAGCATGAGTTGACGCATAAGCTCCTTGGGCATGGGCCGGCTGTGTCGTTGGTTCAGAGGTTGCAGCGTGAGATTGCTGTGGAGAGGTTGACGGCGCGTAGGTTGATCCCGTTCCCGGCGTTTTTGGCGGCGATGACTCGGCACACGAACGCGGCTGATATTGCGGACGCTTTGGACGTTGACGAGGACCTGTTGTACGCCAGGGTGTTCTCGTTGACCCCGGAAGAACAAACCATTTTCGAGGTGTGCGGCAGGTTCTGTATTGGTGTGGGGACGGTGGAGGCGCAGCGTGGTGCGCCGCCACCCATCCGCCCGTTACGTGCAGCAGGTCTTTTACTCGTCGCCTAACCTATCTGTTGTCTCTGCTGTAACACCCCAATGAGCAGAGCCCACAAACTCGTCTACCTTTCTTGGTGACATCACCAACCAAGAAAGGTAGACTCACGTGTATGAGCAACCGAAAATTCCCCATCGTGGGAGAGTGCGTCATCATCAACTCACGCGGCCACCTCAAGGATGGACGCACCGGAGTGGTCATCTATCACAGCGAGTTCATGGGGACCGTTGGTATTGAGGTTGACGGACAAGACTACGGGTTCATGCTGTCCGAAGTTTCGCCGCGAGGTGACGCATCATGACCGCCAGCATCCCGTCCTTGTTGCAGCCCCTGAAAGACCGACTCGCCGCAGCCACCCCCGGACCGTGGGAAACGCGGGAGGACAACCTCTATGACGAGGTAGACGTGGTGCACGACCAAGAGCAGGTTTCGTTCGTAGCGTCATGCGGTGACAAGCACGGGCCCCGCGTCCTCGCTGACGCCGAGTTCATCGCCCACGCCACCACGGATCAGGCCAAGCTCATCGCAGCAGTAGAGGCCGTGGAGACGCTTGCGGCGTACTGGGAAGAGACTCCTGCGCTGCGCAAAGGAACGGCGGCAAAAGACCTGCGCGCCGCACTCACCCAGGCGTTGGGTGGTGACACGGCATGACCGCGCACGATGAGCTGCATGCGGTCATCTACGGATACTTCGGCCCAGACCTGACCGTCAACAGCTACAAGTCGCCCGATCAGCAGGACCACGAGCTGACTGATGCGATCTTAGCGGCTGGCTATTTCAAGGTCAGTGAGGCCGCGATAGAACGAGCGGCGAGAACTATCGCTTTGAGTGTTGGCTGGAGCTATGCCCCGAAGACATGGCACATTGACACGGCCCGTGCTGTTGTTGCGGCGTTGCGGGAGGAAGCATGAGCTACGATCCGGGACGCTGCTTCTGGTGCGAGAACATGCAGTGCGCCAACTGCAACGGCATCAACGAATGGCGAAACCCGCACGCAAGCGCATCTATCGGGCAGCCATGCCGATGCACAGGGCAGCACCAGCGCAAAACGGAGGAGGCATGACTAGGCAGTGGGCGTGCCAGTACAAGACGTTCCTTGATGGTGACTATGACCGTGAAGTCACAACCTGGAACTTCCGGCCCATCACCGAGCAAGAAGCCAAGGACATGGTGAACAACATGAACCGCAACAACGCTGGCCTCGCACGCCTCGTATCCCGTGAACTACCTGACTGGAAGGTGGAAGCATGAGCGTGCCTGACGAAGCGGAAGAAGCGTGGGGCCTGCAACACGGCAGCGAGGTCTATGTCATGGCCGAGTCCTCAGCGCGTGAGCATCCAAATGCCGACTTGCAGCTTGTCTGCAAGAAAGGAGGCGAGTGGCATGCATGTAAGTGACGCGGCAGCAGAAGCGGTAGCACGAGTTCTTGTGGCCCACCAGCGGCAGAGCGCAGGATCATGCCTGTGCGGCTGGTCGAGGCTTGGGTTATCTCACCCTGAGCACCAAGCTGCGCTGGTCATTGAAGCCGCGGCCCCGTTCATCGCCGCGCAAGCATGGGATCAAGGGTTCAAGCAGGGCGGGCCGATGCATGACGTGAACATGGACGACCCCGACGCCCACGAACGAAACCCCTACAGGAGCGGCGAAGTCGCTCCCGGTGAGACACCGAACCCGCCAGAGCCAGAACCGTGGCCTGCTGGGTTACGTGCCCGCTTGATAGCGACAGGCTGGCTCAAGAAATGACCAACACCAAGACGGGTTGCGGAACCAATCGAGGTTACTGGAACGGGTGCCGCTGTGATGAATGCAGCGATGCCATCAGGTCATACTGGGCGGACCAGAGACTAGCCAAAGGGATGCAAATCCATCGCTCCGGAGTCCACCCACGGCATGCAAAGCCACTACACAAACCACGGGTGCCGGTGCGACCTTTGCAAAGCAGCACAAGCACAAGCGGTCCGCGAATACCGGGCAAGGAAATCGGCGTGACAACCGACGAGCGATGGCACTGCCACATCGAAGGCGACCACCCCTACCATGTATGGCCCGTCAATGACCTTGTAGAGCATGACCACGACGACCCTGAAGGTGATTGCATCTGCGGGCCAACAGTTGAACCAGTCGAAGGGCACAACGGATACATCGGCTGGCTCATCACACACCACGCACTCGACGGCAGGGAATAGGGGGGCGGGCATGGAGATCAACAAGAACACCATGACTATGTGGGTTTCTGCTGAGTCGGTGTGGATGTACAAGTCTTTCAGTGACCCACGGTATTCCCGCAAAGCTACCCGCCACGAAACGCCACCAACGCCGGAGGATTGGGCGCTGTACTATCAGGCCAAAGCGGGGCTGCGTGCGTTGGAAGCTTACGCTGGTACTGAATGGGGCGGGCCAGACTATCGGACCGAAGTCAACGAACCAGAACCCCACGCCACATACGAGTACCACGAAACCGAAGAAGAATGGTACGCCCGATGCCACGAACTAGACAGCAGGGGAATGGGGGAGGCCAAGTGAATGCTGAACAGTTCCTCGCTAGTTATGCCGAGCGTTCCGAGATGACCCGCGAGCAAGTCTTGAATGGGCATGTAGTTGCCACGTGCCACTGCGATTACGATGGCTGCGAGGGGTTCCAGGTCAACGCAGAAGATAACCTGCTGCCATGGCGGGACGAGGTAGTGCTGATTCGTAGTTGACGCTATTGCGTTCTCAGCGGAGCATTACTGATTCGTAGCGTTACCAGCACCAATACGCAGCACTGTGGCCTGAAACGGCAGAGAAGGACTTGAGCTAAGGCGCTGGCTGTGTTGGGCGCCCTAAGTGTGAAGTGGCTCAAGCCGCCACATAAAGGTCTTGGCTGACGTGCCAAAACAGCAAGGCCCGAGCAAGGCCCCTACCCCGGCCAGGGTAGGGGCCTTTGCGCGTAACAAACCGGGTGTTCCCACGTGTTCCCACGGGGAAAATGCTGTTCCCGCAGGGAACATTATTGGGTGTTCTTGGGTGGTGTTTCCCACCAAAAAAGGCTGTTTTGAGGATTAGTCTTTACCAAAACCGGGCTATCACAAGGAATGTGTCAGGAGTTCGAATCTCCTTAGCTCCACCCATTTCACCCCTAGAACCCGCGGAAGTTTCAGGCCGTGTTCCCTAGAACCGCTGGACTGTTCCCAAAAATAATGGGAAAATTAGAGTGATGCAACAAAATACTCTGAACGGTGACACAGTTATGGTCAATTCGCATGCGACATTCGGAGCCATTGGGGCAGCTTCTAGACGTACCGCGGCTCAGATACAGGCGAAGATGGAAGGTCTGTCCGCGCCCGCAGCGGCTCTTACTACCGGCGCCGATGTTGTGCGAGGACTAATCGAAGCAGAAGACGCCAGATTGCAGATGGCTCGGTTTCAAAATGCTCTTGGCGACTATTATGACGCTGGCATGATCGGTGTAGCCCCTAAACTGGACGACTTCACAAGCGCCCGTGGCTAGTGTTCATGAGCGTCCGCGTAAGAGGGGGCCGTCGAGTTGGCAGTTGAAGTGGCGTGACCCGGTAACCCGTAAGGCCGAATCCGAGACGTTCGGTAGCCGGGATGAGGCGGAGTTGTGGCAGCGGTTGTTGGATGCGAACGGGCAGTCATTCAAAGCTGCCGAGAAAATGTATGCCAACGCGAAACTTGAAGGCCCCACAGTGGTTGAGGCGTTGGAGCGACACCTCAACCAGCTTGTGGACGTAACCCCGTACACCATCAAACGCTACCGGGCGGCAGTTACCAACCACTTCAACGGGCCGTTAGGTGAACTGAAAGTAACGGGCCTGACCCATGGTGACATTGTTGACTGGATCCGCTGGATGCAGGGCCGGGGTAAAGCACCCAAGACCATCGCCGACAAACACGGCCTACTCAGTGCCGCCATGCTCACGCAGGTTCGGCTGGGAACAATCCCCAGGAACCCATGTGACGGCGTACGCATGCCTAAGAAGCGCAGGGTGGGTGACGATGGGGACGACATCACGATGGACGATTACAGGGCCATACGTGACCGCATGGATTCCCACTTCCGCCCGTTCGTTGACTTCCTCGTAGGGTCTGGTTGCAGGTTCAGTGAAGCCTCAGCCTTGACGGGACCTGACTTTGACCTGTCAGGGAAACCGCCTCTCGTGTACATCACCAAAGCCCACAAACTAGGCGGCGACGAATCACCCGCCCGCTACATAGGCGATCCCAAGTCAGCAAAGTCACGCCGACGTGTCAGCCTCGCACCATCAACCGCGGAAGTCATCGCGCCTCTGGTTGCCCGTGTACTCAAAGACGGGGGCAACGTGTTCACCATGAAAGAAGGCGGCGAAATGACACACCAAGCCTTCTACAATCGGGCATGGAGTAAACCCCGTGCCGCAGCAGGGTTAGGACCAGGGGCCGGCAAACACGTCACCGTCCACTCACTCAGGCATCTCCACGCCGCCATCATGCTCCAGGCTGGTATGTCCATGTATGAACTCTCAGCACGGCTCGGACACAACTCCATCCAAATGACGGTTGACCTCTATGCCCACCTTCTCCCTGAAGCCCACTTCCGCGGCGCCGAACACGCAGCAAAGGCCCTCGGGGAGATACCAGAGATAGTTGTCGAGTAGCCCATTTAACGCACAAATGGCCCCCACCCTCGCATTTTTATGCGAGGGTGGGGGCGTTTTGTTTGGTTAGGCTTGTGGCATGGAAGTTACTTTGACCGTGGAAGACAGTGAGGGCGGTATCGGGCACGTGTCCGCTGTTGGCACGGACTACACGGACGCGTACACCAAAGCGCGCGAACTCATCCCGGAAGGGTGCAAAGCCGTCGTCATACGCGCGGGAACATAACCGGTCTTATGTAGCCCCTTATGCGGGCGTCTTGAACACCGTGCAGCGTCCGATGTCCACCATGCCCCCGGTGGCGGTCACAGACACGCGGGCCTGCAGGTAGGTGGCTGAAGGCTGGATGACCGCGCCCTCAACCATGAGCGTGTAGGTGTTATCCCGCACGGCGCCTGATCCTTGCTGCCAGATGTTCTTGAGGTCCAGCGCTTGGCTGTTCGGGTGGAACACACCGCCGTTGAACTGGGAGACGCCCACCAGCCCTGTCGTGCGGACTTCGACGGCGGCAGTTACAACATCGCCCGGCTTCAAGCCTGCCGCGCCGGTCAAATCCCACCAGACACCACCTGATGCCACAACATTGGCCGTGTTTGTCGCCCCGATTGCGAGGCGCGTCCATTCGCCGGGCATCCCGTCAGTGCGGGCTACCTTCGAGACTGCACAGTCCACCGTGCCGCCGCTGGCAGAGAGTCCCCACTGAGTTCCTGGCGTGCCAGTGATGCCGTTCGCGATGGTCCCACCGGTGCCGAGGTTGCAGGCGTTTCGCATGTAGTTCAGCGGGTCGTTGTTGTTCGATGAGAACACGTCAGCCGCGGGGAAGAATGGGCGCAGTGCATCAGCAAGCACCCTGCCCATGGCTTGTGCGCCAATGGCGTTGGGGTGTGTTCCGTCCGCTGTGTGGAACGGCGAGATGTATGGGATGCCTGTTGCCGGGTCGGTCATTGCGGATGAGATGTCCGCGAGGATCACGCCAGGGGTTTTGCGGGCGTAGTCCTTGATGAACTGGTTGACGATAGCAAGGTAGGCGTAGCCGCCAGCGTTGTTCATCGTGGACCGGGACATGGTTGTGAGGACCACGAGCCGCCGTCCGCTGGCTCGTACCTTGGCGTAGATGGCCGTAAGTGCAGTGATTGTGCGGGATGCTGCCCAACCTTGCGAGAAATCGTTGGCCCCGCAGTGAACGGAAACAATGTCAGACGGCACAGCCAACAGCGAGTCAAGCCGTGCAAGAACCTGCTCCGAGGTATCGCCAGGAACGCCGCCGTTGCCAGCCATCTTGAGGCGGTGCCCAAGCTGGGCGTTCGCCCAAGCGAACATCCCTGCTGACGTCGCGCCCGTAGCGTATGCCGTGGTGACTGGCAGCAGCGGGTTGTCAGAGAGGTTGCCAGCGTCCATGTAGGTGATGGAGTCACCAATGGGCATGAACCTGTAGCCAGCGGGCCGCAGAATGCCGCTCTCGCGCTCCCGCTTCATGTACGCCTTTGCGGCGCCGAGGGTTACAACATCCATGATCAGACCACCGTCGAGCTAGTAGGGTTGCCGTTTGCGTCGTAGGCCCACGTGCGGACCTTGCCTAGCCGAGTTTCGGTGTTCACCGTGCCGTCAGTGTTGTAGGTGTACGTGGTGGTGATGCCGTTCTCTGTGGAGCTGGTGACCTGACCAGCTCCGTTGTAAATGATGCTCGTGGACGGTGCGAAGCCAGGGACATAAGTGGCATTAAGTGCCGTGTCCTGGAGTCGGGCCGGGAGGTTTGTGTCAGCCACCTTCACAGGCGCCGGGAGGGTTAGATCATCACCAACAGAAACAAGCTTGTTGACCATGCGGTCACTCTCCAATCAGGTAAAGGCCGGGGTGGTCAGGGTCGGCGGTGAAGGCGTGGCCAGCGAAGTAGTACAGCCCCGGGTGGAGCGGGTCTTCGGACAGGCCCGGCCCGCCCGCGCCAGCGTTGATAGCAGCCTCCGCGGCCCCCAGCCGCTCGAGCGTTGGGGCGAGGAGGTCCTGTGACCGTTGGGCGTTCGTCGCAATATGGTTCTCACCATTCCGGACAGGGTCATTGCCGTCCGGTTTCTTGAAACCCAGAGGCGTGGTTTCTACGGCCACAGGGGCCTCCTATCCGGTTTGTTAGGCGCGGTGAGCTGGGGCGTCGTCGTCCTCGGCGGTGGGCTGGTTGCCGACCTTTTCGAGGATGCTGGCCCACCAGCGCAGCAGGGTGGTGTACGCGAGTTGCTGGAGGCCGTAGAAGACGAGGAACGCGTTCAAGTAGTCCTCCAAAGTGACCAGCACCAGCCGGCCACGCAGCACGATGTACACCGCCGCCAGGATTACGCTCACCAGGATCGGCACAGCCACCCGCACCAACCGCGACCACGACTCACGCTTAGCCCACGCAATCGCCAACGGCGCGAAGATGGCCAGCGCTGCCGTCACCACAGTGACCAGAAGCTCAGTGTTCTCCACAACTCAGCCTTTCGCTTGAAGCTGCTGGACGGCAGACTGCAGCGCGGAGAGAGACTCGAGGATCTTGCCCGCGTTGTGGTTGTCCAGGCCGCTGATGGAGAACCCGCCCAAGATGGACTCGTTCGTGCCGTCGTTGTTGAAGATCGCCTCATGGACGGCGTGAGTCTCCTTGAACATTTCGGAGATCGTGGGGCCGCCAGTGAAAGCCGGGGTGTTGAGGAATTCGTGCATGTCAGTCATGAAATCTACTTCTTCCGTAACAGGGGTGGGTGTGGTGACTTCGCCGGCGTATTCAATGGAGTCGCTGACCTCGACCACCCGCACACGCTCGATGTCCTCGGACCAGCCGAGGTACGTGAGTGGCAGGCCCCAGTAGGCGTAGTAACCCATCAGGTCAGCGAGACTAGAGTGATGGTGCGGCACCGTGGACGGGTCGCTGGTGGAATAGACCGAACCGTCAGGGGCGCCAAGAACCACGTGCCCCAACGGTTCGTCTTCCATGAAGAACCACAGCACCGTCCAGACGCCACGGGGCGGTAACTCGCCAGGGTGCTTGTACTGGGCATTGGCCCACCCAGCCGTAGCGGAGGGGTAAACGCCAGGGTAAATACCGAACGCCTCCCGCACATACTGCAAGCACCAACCCGGCTTGCAAGGAATGTTCGGATTAGGTTGAACCAACTGCTTAGCCATATGGTGTCCTAGTCGTAAAGCCCCTCAGGCCATTCAGGCGGAGGGGGAGGGTTGCCAGCGTTAATGTGATCCCGCAGGCGGTTGATGTAGTTATCGCGGATCATCTCGCGTCGGCGCGCCTTGTTCTGCTCAGCCTTCAGCTCAGCAATATCAGCGCGCATCACCGACATCTCTTTATCCTTGGCTTCCCGGTCATCCTTGATCTGCTCCTGAAGCTGATCAATCAACGCGTTCTCAGGTTTGCCTTTATGCTGGATCTTCGTCGCCAGCCACGTCCCGCAAACAGTGACAGCAGCCACCGCAACCGACCCGACTATTGCCCATTCATTCACCGGCACCACCCGGTGGCTGTTTCCGCCTAAGCATGTCCTGAAGCGCAGTGACCTTGATAAGGAACCCAAGGACAAGACCAGCAGGTGTCAGCCAGATCATCGCCGCCTGAGCTAATTCCGGGTTCGTAAACCCTGTCGCCGCCCACGCGATCAAATACCCAACACCCCACGCCGCGACAGCACCAACCAAGAGCGAAAGGCCGTAGCGGGTGTGACGGTTGATCATGTCAGCTACGCAAAGGATCGCCGCGGTGAACCACACAGCAGCCCACAAACCAAGGATCCTGCCGTCAAACGTGACAAGAGACTGTCCTTGGTTGAGGGCAGCAGGGTTGATGTTTGCGTATGACAGGCCACGAGTGAACGCCAGGACCGCCCCAGCAGTGAGGGTGATGTTCCTGCCGATCACGACCCGTCTATACGCTTTCAGGTCCCTCATGAGTTCCACGACATCATTGAGAGGGGGAACACGAGCGCCCCGACTGATTGGGTGGGGACGTTCACAAGGAAGTAGATTTTGATCTGCCCTGCGGGGGTGACCCACACGTTCACTTGGTACGCGTTCGTCAGAATAACGAACGGTTCCGAATAGGTCTTCGGTGCGTACTCCACAGGGAACGTCGCCAACGTGTACTCAGTGTTCGCCAAATACGTGATCGGCACATTGTTCGCCAACGCACCAGACAGCGACACGCGCCTGCCGATACGAGACACCGACGCGGGCCGCAACGCATCCAGAAACCACGTCCCAGCCTGCCGATAATTCGCCGAAAACGACAACACCGCAGGAGCCAACGGCAACCAAGCAGACCCATCCCAAATATCATCAGGATGACCCGGCAAATCCATGCGCTGCACCCGCAAACCCGTGTACTTCGTCAACGCATCACGCTGAGCCTGCGAACTAACACGCACCGCACCAGGAACCTGCTTGAAAGCATTCCCCAAATCATCGGTCAGGTTGTAAGGGTCAGAGTTCGTAGGAACCACAACACCGTTTTCAAGAGTATGCACTAGGCGCTCCAATCAAGTTCGATTTGCCCAGCGAGTGGGTCTGTGAGTCGGCTTGTCCAGCCGGTGTATGGGTCGCCCGCGAAACTAATACCGCCGCCGTTAGCGAGGGTCGATGCGATACCCGCAAACGCGGGGTGAGCGGAAGAAACGTTCACCCACGACGGGCCCTGACCAGCCGTAACCGAAATATCAAAAGGACCGGCGACACGGGCAACGTCACCACCAGGGCGGGCCTGCGACGGATGCGCATACAAATGCACCATGGCAGCAGAGTTATACGAACCGACCGTGAGACGCTGCGGGATCCTAAACCGGATCGCCGTGATTGTCTTACCCTGCAACGCAGGACGCGGTGCCCCATAAAAAAACGAGCCCGTCAGCGTGTAACCGCCATACGAACCCGAATAGACTTTCTCGCCACCACCAGCCCAACGACCCCAACCACCAACACCAAACGTGTCACTAGCAGTAGCCGTCAACACCTCAGTACCAGTGGACACCACAGGCGGCGGTGGGGGAGGCGGTGCAGGAGGCGGCGGCGCCAACGCCTGGATCTTCCCAATAACCGTAGGCTTACCCGCATCCCACGTCAGATAGATAGGATCCCCCGGAGAATACGAACCAATAAAACGATCCGTCTCGTAAGTAACCCCATCCTCACCAACAAAAACAATCAAAGTAGCCAAACCAGCAGGAATAACCGCCGACGCCGTACCAGTAGACGGGCGGGGCTGATCCGTGAACCCAGCAACCACGAAAGCCGAAGACAAACCCCGACCCTCCGTCGTAATGTCAACAACAATGTTGCCGCCCTGCAAAGGCTGTATCGGGTCGGCCCATCTCGCGTCAAGCAAGTTTCCGCCAACATCCGCCCACCACCGCGAACCGTCCCAATAAGCTTTCCCATACTTGCGGGTAATCCCACCCGAAGGCATCGCAGCAAGCGTATGATCCAAGCCCATGCGTCTCCTTAAGGTAGATCGTCCCAAGACATGACAGGACCAGCACCCCACGTAGAAGGCATCCGATCCCAAGTAAGCGGCGGCAAATTCCCGGTCAGGTGTTGCGCCCAGTCAGTACGTTCCAGAGCGCCGATCACGTCACCATAAGCGCACACCACAGTCAAAGAGGTGGGGCCAGGAACGGTTGTGCCAGAACGTTTGATACTCGTGATTTCGCCAGGGATCCAAGCGACCCTGCCAGCGAACGGACAACCAACCTCAATACGATCACCAGCCTGCAACTCAGGACGCGGCACACACTCAACGTTCAGCTCCAACGCGAGAGACGCCAAGAACTTATCCCGCAACTCAATCGCATACAGAACAGCCGCGGCAGTCGTCGTGATCATCTCAGAGCTGTAAAAGGTAGGCACCTTGCCGTGCGGGCCACCATACTTCAACGGCCCGCTATCAATCGACACGGCAGCCCGAACCGGGTTACCAGAGCCTTCTTCCTTACCCTCAACAACCCAACGGTTATACAAACCATCAAACGACTGCTTACGAGCAACCTTGACAAGACCCTCATTAGGACCCACACGCCACACAGGGTTGGCAGCACGCGGATACACGTGACACTCACCATCACCACCCATGCGGTAACGAGCGGACACCCTGCCAAGAAGATCCTGCACAGCCTCCAAACGTTCACGATCAAACACCAACTGCCGCGACACCCCAACATCACCGACACCAGGATCCACAACCACCGGGAAATACGGAGTCAACAAACGCTGAACCTCGCTAATCACAGTCGCACCAGAACCCGGAGACTCAGGCGCCTCAAAACGGTCACGATCAGGCTCAACCGTTAGATCAACAGCCTCAAGCCGGACAACGCTCCGAGTGATCAGCACCCGACGCTTATGCGGTTCAAGCAAGCCGTCAGGTTCCTCATACCCATACTCATCAACAACCCTCGACTCGGTAACCTCATCAGGCTCATTCGACGTGACCCGGTACATCCCATATTCACCGCACCAGCACCGCCGACACGGTAAATGATCTGCAACCGCGCACCAGTGACAGCTAACGGGTCATCCAACCGCCAAGCCCCCAACGTCCCGTCAGGATCCGCGACAGTCAGGGACACCTTCTGCCCGACCTTCACGTTATCCCCGGCCTGATCATCAGCCCCCCAGCTAATGACCTCCAACGGCTCAGCAACCACCAGCGAATCACCACGCCACGCCCACACCGTCAACGAATCAGCAGGCCTAGAACCCTCCAACGCATCCAACGACAACTCATCAATCAGACGCACAGAAGACTCCTATTAAAATGGGCGGGCAACCGTTAAACTTAGGGATGACGATTAACAGCGCAGCATTCGCCGCTATCGGGGCTGCATCATTCGGTTACTTCTTTGACGTTCGGGCGAAGATGGAGAACCTATTCGCTCACGCCGCCGCACGGACTGTCGGTGAGGATGTTGTGCAGAAACTCATCGCAGCAGAACAACGGCACTCCGAACTACGGCCAGATCCGTTCAACTGGGAACGCGTCAAGAACCAGATCGACCACGCGGCTGGGCCCACCCAAGCGGACGAGTCATGAGTCGCGTTGACCAGCAAGGCATCAAGCACCCGACAATGGATGACCCGTTTGATCTAGTGAAAGACGCCCCGCACATCATCAGTTGCGAGGAATGCAGCGAGCTGTTCCCCGCCGTCGCGTCAATCGTTGATGACGTTAACCAAGCGGACGTTTCAAATCGTACAAATACGTAGGCGACTCACCCGCAGCAGCAGCCGAAGCAACCACCGTATCCAGCTTCGCCTGATACGTACTAAAGAGCAGGGCTACATCCCCATACGTGAACTCAGCCGTCAAAACACGGATCGTCGGCGGGGCCACAACATCCGACTTAAGCTCCCACCACGTCAAATCCCCGCCAAACGTCACATTCACCGGGACCTGCTTAGCCGATGCATTCGCCAACGACATAGCCCCCGACAACTCAAGCCCACCCCACGACGGCAACGGCTTAAACAACAACTGCCCCGTAGACCGCAGCAACTTCTTCAACCGGGCATTTTCCTCAGCCGAATTAATCCCCAACGACGTATCAAGATTCATCTCAGCCATACGCTGACCAAACAACGCCAACGGCTTATCCGAACCCATCACATTGAAAATCGAAACCTCAGCCCGGTACTCCATCTCAGCCAAGGCCGAAGACCTCAAATAGAAATCCCCGGCCCTGTCCGAATCACCAACCACCGGAACCGCAGTCTGAGGAACCAACGCATCCATCAGGAACCCAGTCACAGACGGAATAGTCACCGGCTCCGATACCGTGCGAGACGGACCATTCGGCCCAGACACAACCTCAACCTCATACGTCACCGGACGCTGCAACGGCGCATAATAATCAACCACATACGACGCATCATTCATCGTCACACGCCGATACCCAGGCACCCGGTTCCGCTCACCATCAGCCATCTGCCAAACATTCACAACAGACTCACCAACGCCAAGCCAAGTGATCGTCAACCCAGCACGATCCGGTGTCCCCATGATGACCTCAACAGTCACAGCAACAGCCATCAGGAACCAACCCTCGCGTACCTAGTAGAAGAATCAGCGGCCTTGATAGCACCATTAGCGACAGAACCAACCTGCGCCAACAAATACTCCCCAGTGAACGGGTTTTGCACATACACAGGTGGCGACTGGGCAGGAGCCACAGGAGCTTGAGCAGGACGCGCCGTCACAGTGGGCGCCCCAGCCGGCGCATACTCATAACGCATTGGGCGCATCTCATGCACAGCCCCGCCATTAATCCGGTCCAACTTGTCATAACCGATAGCTCGCGCCGCCGACTCCCGCAACACATACTCGCCGTTCGACAAGTCAAACAGCCCCGCCTCATCAGAGGTGCCAGTGCCAGGACCATGAACACGACCGCCCGTAGCCAACCCGCCTCGAAGGGATCCGTTAGCCCTACCTCCGATACTTGAGCCCATACCCTCCGGGTCCTCAATGGTCTTCTTCAATGTGATGTCATGCGTATACGCGTAGATGTCCACAACTTTGCCGTTCAACCCATCAGCCTTGCCCTTAATGCCATCAAGGGTCGTTGAAGCGTGATCATTAACCCACGCCTCAATCGGGACTTCCTTCGGGATGCCCAAAGCCTTGCGAGCCATATCGTCCGCGGCATCCCCAGTAATACCAAACTGGCCTGCCGCAGTAATCAGGTCCTTGTAGCTCTGAGCCAACCCGGCTTGCAGCTGACCCTGAGCAGCAGCGGAACCCTGCGTCTTAAGAGTTTCCTCGGCGGTCGCTGTAGCAACATCCATCGCAGCCTTCGCCAGATCGTTATACGACTTCTGGTTATTCCGACCCGCCTCAGTCGTAATGTCAAGCGTCTTGCCATTAGTAGCAATCGAAGCAGTCACCGAGTCGATAGCAGCCTCATACGCAATCGCCGCGTCAGATGCGGACAAATGCAACAAGCCAGCGTTGAACAACGATTTAGTGAAGGCGTCAACCGAAATCACCGCGCCGTCAGCGCTAATCCCAACATCTTCAAGCGCCTTAGCCATTTCGTCGCTCAGCGGCGCAACGTTGCCAACCTTCGTCGTGTAAGTCTCAACAGCGCCACCAGCCTTGAGCATGGAGTCGGGGACTTTACCCATGGCAAAGTCCAGCAACTCCTGGTCATTCAGCGTCACACCAGCCGGATTAGCGAGGCCCTTCAATGCGTCCCTATAGCCAGGGACAACATCCAGTGCTTCCTTCGCACTCTTGCCGTTCTTCTGGAACTCAGCACTCAACGCCTGGAACGACTTAGCCGCCGTCTCAGCACCACCATTACGGGTAACCTCGCCCATGGACTCGCCAAGACCCTTGAACCGTTCCTCAATCTGGGCCACGTCAGACACAGAGAACCCAAGCAGACGGTTCAGCGGATCAGCGATGTTCGTGTCAATCCAGTCCTTGCTGCCCTGATGAGTCAACCGCTCAACAGCAGAAGACAAATCATTCACAGTCGAGACAGTTTCGCCAGTGATGATCTTGTCCCATCCCTGGAACATCTCATCAAGGCCCTTACCAGAGTTAGCCCCAGAGATTTTCTGGACCTTCAACAAAGCCTGCCCGAAGTCCTCCGCTGACTTGGTTTGCTTGTCACTGAACACTGCCCCAGCGATCTGTAAACCAACAAGCGCAACAGTGGCGATACCAGCAGCCTTACCAACACCAGTGATAGCACCACGAGCCCTAGACCCAGCCGGCGCAATGTTGTCCAACGAAGACTTGAACTCCACCAGCCGAGGCAGGGCAGTCAAGAACGCCCCACCCAGCAGCAAAGCACCACCAGTCACGGCAGCAATACCAACAGCGGCATTCAGAACAGGCGTTGGGATCTTACCGACAGCATCAATAAGATCCTCAGCGCCCTGCACGATGCCACGCAAAGCCTCAGCAGCAGCACCACCGCCCTTGATCAGAACCGAATCAAACGACCCGCCCAACTTCTCAAGATCTCCAGCCAACGTGTCCTGCTTGATGCTTGCAGTGACAGCCGCATAGCCCGCGTCGTTGACGTTCTCAATCCACTTCGAAATACCATCAGCGCCCTGCTCATACAGAACATTCGCCGCACGCACAGCATCAGAACCAAACATCACACCCATAGCCGCATTACGGGCTTCCGGGGTCAGGTCCCGCATCGAGTCCTTCAAGTTCTGCGAGAACTTCGACAACCCAATGAAATTACCCTGAGCGTCATAAGCACTAATGCCCAACTCAGCCATCTTGTCCGCAGCCTCTTTAGACTGAGGCGTAAGGCGCTGCAACATCGTCTTCATGGACGTGCCAGCATCAGAACCAATCAACCCGGCAGACGCAAACGCAGCCAACCCGCCAGTGGTTTCCTCAATCGTCAACCCAGTAGACGCAGCAACAAGACCCGTCTGATTCAACGCCATACCAAGGTCATGCACCGAACCCTGAGCCTTACCAGCACCCGCAGCCAACAAATCCGCAAGGTGAGGGACCTTATCACCAGAAAGCTTGAACTGGGTCAACGCCGAAGCGCTAATCTCCGCAGCCTCCGCAACCTCCAACGAACCAGCAGCAGCCAACGACAACGCACCCTTAAGGCCACCCCCAAGAATGTCCTTCGTGGAAACGCCAGCCTTAGCCAACTCATCAATGCCCTGCGCAGCTTCCTTCGCAGAGAACGCCGTATCAGCGCCCGCATTGATGGCAGCCTCCCGCAACAAATCCATGTTCCCGGCAGTCTCATGCGTCGAGGCCTTCACCTCAGCCATAGCAGAGTCGAACTCCATAAACGACTTCACAGCCAGAACAGCGCCACCCAACAACGCCCCACCCATGACCATGGACGCCTTACCAACACGGTCGAAATGTTCCTCATTATCCCGAGCGAACTTCGCCGTCCGGTTAGCGAAATCAGAAGCCGCCTGCTGAGCGGTCTTCATCCCAGCAACAAAACCCTGAACCTTAGCCTCAAGAGCAATACTGATTGACCGGTCCGCCATCTGATGGCCTCCTGTATTATTCGACTGGTCAACCCGCTAGAATCGCGGCATGACAAAAACAGTTGGGGAAAAGCAGCGACCAGGAACACGGCTCATGACAGCCGGCATCGTCGTACTAGTTCTTGGGGTTGTTTTGCTGATCTTCAACTTGGCAAACCCCGTGACCAACTACGTCTCAGGCGTAGGAATGGTACAAACACAAGGGCCAAGCGTGGGCGCGATAATCCTGCTTGTTGCTGGCGCAGTCCTCGTCCTTGTGGGATACGCAAGGCGGGTCCTCGCAGCAGTCGAGAAGCGCTAATCCCGCAACCGGGGAACAAACATCAACGCCTCAGACCCAGGCTGATCCCTGTACTTCTCAGCAGCACGCCCACGAGCAGTAGTCGCATGGCACCTAATCGGCAGACCAGCATCAAAACGCATCTCATTAGCCGCATCAGTACAAACTGACAACGGGCCACCACACTTCGGGCACAACCCATTCTGGTAATACTGCAAAGCCAACATCACAGTCTGCTCAGCGTCATCCCACTCAACCTCAGGACGCGAAGAAACCAACACACCCGCCCGATACTCATGAACCGTCACAGGCTCCCACCCATGAAACCGCTTCAACGAAATACCCAGCGAATGAGCCGCCTCTACTTCTGCTCGGAGTCCTGGATCATCCTGAATGCGCTGAGCGAAAAAGGGACATCATTTCGCCCCGCATTCACACGCATAGCAGCCAACACAAAATCCTCATACTGCGAGTTCGTCATGTCATCAGCCAGGGCGTCCCACTCCTTAGCAGGATCAAAAGGCAACACCTCGCCAGCCGAATTCTCAACACTCACAATCGACAGTGGCAACGCCTCAACCATCAACGCCTCAACGTTGTACCCATACGACTTATCCAACGCGTTACCCTCACGCGGGGCATGAGCAGCCACAAGATCAGACCAAGCACCACGAGGCATCCCACGAATCAGGAACGTCACAGACGCGGCCTTCATCTCTTCCTCAATGTCAGACACCCGCTGAGCAAGATCCTTCACAGGACTATTCAGACGAGCATCCGCCAAAGACTTATTACGGGCCTCATTGAACGCAGCCTCCGCAGCCTCATGCGCAGCCTTCAAATCACCATCAAGGCAGAACTTCACACGCGTCTCAGGGCGCTTCACAATCAAAGTCATTACTACTCCAAAGTCATTTAGCGGGACGAGTGGGACGTGGAACCTGTTCGCCCGCGGTCCCACAACACACGGGCGAACAGGTGGCATAACTACGCGACCGTAGTCGCGCTGATCTTCACGCCAGCACGAACAAACAACTTCTGGCCGATCTTGAAAACAGAATTCGCCTCAGGAGGCATCTCGTTGTACTCACCCGGAGTCACCGGATAAATCGTGACCTTCTGACCAGCCGCCAAAGCAGTCGTGTAAGGCAGGCCAGTACGAACAACAACAAACAAATTCGCGCCAGGAATCAGAGTTTCCTTCGCCTTGTTATAAAGCGTCTCGTTCGCCGTGTTCGTGTTGTCGATGTACTCAACCTCAAGACCACGCTGCGAACGGCCCTTCTGCTCATACGTCTGAGTCGTGCAAAGACGCTCATCAGTGATGACCTGCTCAGACAGCGACGGCTTCCAACCACCCGCAGTCAAGTAGCAAGAAATGTCCACCGAAGACACAGCATTAAGCTCCGTCGCGACCTTCGGAGCAGACGTATCCGCGATAGCACTGACAACCTTCACAAGGGTCATACCATCAGCGGGTTGTGCTGGAATTTCAGCCATTTAGCTTTCCTCTTTCTTAGGCGCCCGAATGGGCTGAACATTGAACTTCGGCGGACGCGGAACATGCCACGCAGGGAACCTGTCAGACTTCACAGGAACCAACGAACCATCCGCTATCCGCCAATCCGAATCAGGTACATCAAACTCATGACCTGACGTTGAATCCTTCACACGGACAAACATGGAAACCCCTCTCAGGGCAAAGAAAAACGCCCCCCAAGGAGGCGCAAATTACGGGACCTGAGAACCTGTCAACACCCAATCAAAAGGCTGATACAACGGATTCTCAGAAGTGTCAGGGATAGTAACGTCAAGATCAGGCTGGATAGGCTGTTCGTTCGGGACGTTCTCAATCGTGCCAAGAGACCAGCCAGCAACCACCGGGCGTTTACCCTCAAGACAGTTCGCGAGTTTCTGCGCGATGATCCGCACAGACGCAGCCGTGAGCCCAACAACCAGAGTCCTAGAACGAAGCTGACGCGAATGAACCGTACGCGCATGAGAACGACCAGCAACAGCAGGAAAATTCGTCAACACAAACACATAAGGGAACGATGGCTCCTTGGGAACCTTGTCCTTATAGACAGTGAACCCAGTCAACAAAGACTCAAACCCATTAGCCAGAGCATCACCAGTCATAACCGGCCCGCCCACTTCACGGCCAACGCCTCAAGCGCAGACACCGTACGTGGTTCCTCGTTACGCAACGGCTTATCAATATCACCGCTACCACCACCCCGACTCGTGCCGAAATAGTAAATATTCCCCAATGCGCCACCACGCCGGCCCTTATCAGGACCACCCACATAACGAACCACGCCCGGAGAATAACGAGACTCATAAGTGATCGAACCAGCCATACCCTTGAAATGCTCCGAACCTGACGCATCAGCCTGCATCTCCGTCTTGATATTCTGCATACCCTTCTTCAGGACAGCATCAACATCCTCAACCGCAGACCCAGCAATCCGGCCAAGGTTCGAAGCAAGACGGCGGACTTCCTCAACACCATCACTCACGCCGTCACTTCCTCAACCCGTGTACGCTGCGCAGTCGCCCCCGTCTTATGGAAAGGCTCAGTCACCCGAAACACCCGCCCAACAAGCTGAGGATCCAACACAGCACCGACAATCGTTACTACGTCGTCCACCTCAAACACGCCAGCAGCGACCGGCGCATCCCACCGCGTATCCTGCACCGTGTATTGGTGCCCACCAGCCTCAGGGTTGCTCGACTGGGCAAGTGTCTGCTGAATCTTGCACGGACCCGTATACAACAAAGTCGGGATCTGGGTTACGTTGCCGTCATCGTCAGTGAACGGCTCACCAGGATGATGCACCGTGCACGCATCCAACATCAACGCCTCAGCAGCAGAACGACCCGCAAAAACCGCATCGATCATACTCATGGCGCCCCATAAGGCCGGATAGTGAACGCCTCACCAGACGTACCGGGCAGCAGCAAATTCCACTCATCATCAGTAAGGCCAAGCCATCCGGCGCTATTAGCGCCGTCACTCACCTCAGTTGTTGAGTAGTCATCAATCGCTACCGTCCGCGACTTCAAACCCTTCGGGTTGTCCAGCTTCCGAAGAATCGCACCGGACACCACCCGCTTGATAGTCGTCACAGTAGGACGACCAGCGAGAATCAAAGCCTCAAGCAACGGAATCCGCTCAAGGATGTCAGCTTCAAGATCATCGATCCACACAGACACCTGGGCAGACTCCCCAGCGGTGAAGGTGCGGTTACCGCGAACCTCAACATCATTCACAGTCGCATAAGCCATAACCGCACCCTCCCTTACTTACGCTTGTAACCAGAGTCCAACAGGGCATCAACGATGCTGTTAGGCACAGTTGATGGGATCCCCGCGGGCCCTACAAGGACCGTGTAACCCTCAGCTACCGGATCGGCAGCCTTCACCAGATCATCGGTAGTGGTTGCTTTCTTGATAGCCACAGGGCAGCTCCTTAAGAGGCGTTCTGGAACTTGACGAAGCTGGACGGGTCGTTTACCAACCAGCCGTATTCAGCCTCAGCCAGGATCGCAACAAGGTTGTTCTCGAACAGAGACACGAGAGTGCCGTTGATCGTGACAGTCGCCTCAGTGGAAACCTTGTAAGAGATGCCACCAACGGCACCCCAAGCAGCCTGCGACCAGTCACCAGCGAAACCGTAGGTCTTCGTGGTGGCGTCGTAGATGCCGTCGCCAATGTAGGCGTTACGGCCCAGCAGGCGACCCTGGCGGATCGGGCCAGCAGTCTCAGTGAACGGAGACTCAACAAACAAGGGCCGGTTAGCCGTGTCCTTGGAGCCGTTCAGAACAGGCTCGAAACGGTTGTCAAAAGCCCAGCCGGTCAGCTTCTTGCCTGCATTCACCAGAGTGCCAAGACCAGCGTTCAGGTCGTCATACACGGCAGTGAAAGCCGGGGCAGTGCCAGTGAACTCCTGCGTGCTGGAACCCGTAGCCAGGTTTGTGGAGAACGGCGAGTTAGTGCCATACAGGGCAGCAGCATCAAACGACGTAGCGAACGCCTCAGCGATCTGCGGGCGAAGCAGATCCATGTAACCGCCAGGATTGGCGCGGACAACTTCAGCGGAAACAACCGCGACAGCGGCGATCTTCTTCGGATCCATCGTCTTCAGAGCGATGCTTCCCTTAGACGCCGGCTTCTGCGCACCTTCAGCCACCCAGCCAGCAGTGACCTTACCAGTCACAACCGGGATGGACTGACCGTTAATGCCAAGCTGAATACGGGGAGCGAGCTGCTGAACCACAGAGGTCTTCGCGGCCTGCTCAAAGATAGCCGCCGACTGCTCACGGTTCAGGAAACCGGAGAAATCAGAGAGCTTTGTTGCGGCGGTAATCGCCATGGGTTTCTCCTAGAGGAAAGAGGGCATCAACCGATGCCAAGACTGTTTTTAAGCGCATCCAACAGCGGATCGCCGTTGAGCGCGTGGGGTTGCCCCGAGCCGCCCTGCGAAGGGTCAGGCTTCGGAACGCCGGGAGATGACAACCGGGCCATGAGAAGATCAGCCTTCGCAGCCATATCCTCTGCCGTGTCGCCGGTCAGGAACTCGATAAGGTCAGCAGGGACGCCCTTCTCAAGGGCAACCTTGCTGCGGGCGTTCTCCGTGCGAAGCGTGGCAAGTTCAGCAGCAGCATCTGCCGCGGCCTTATTGGCGCGCTCAATGTCCGAGAGCTTCGCATCCTCGAAACCCTGAAGTTTCGCGGTCAGGTCAGCGACGGCCTTATCTGCTGCTTTGCGAGCCTCGCGCTCTGCTTGCAACGCCTTAACGCCGTTCTCACCCAACGTTTCCGCTGGTTCCTGGGTAGTTTCAGCCGCCGGTTCGGCAGCGGGTACAGCAGTTGTGTCTTCCGACATGATTGGTCCTCCATCGCGGTGGAAAAACCCCCGAAGCGTCGCGCATAGGGGGAGAAATGTGCGGCTTAGTAGCCGAGGCTGTTCTTACGCCCGCCAGAGAAGCCGAAGCCCTCACCCCTGATAGGTGCGAGAACTTGGCCTTGATCTGTGATGTAGACGTACTGCTTCAACATCCGCAAAGCTTCCTCACGGGAACCGGCAGTCTGATAGATCGTTTCCGGCATCAACCGGGGCGCTTTACCGCGCCCGTAGTAGCCACGCTTTGACGTGCCCTCACGAGTGATCAACTGCCCTTGGGCGGTAGCCATGCCACGGCGGGCGTTCACAACCTGGGAAATGTCGGCTCCATCGCGGATCGCCTGAGCCCCAGCCTTCGTAAACGCCTTATCCTGTTCAGCAGGGGACAGGCCATTGAAATAGTCGTAAGGGTCAGAGATAAGCCCCTCAGACCTTGCCGCGTCCAAACCCTTAGACGGTTGATGGATGCAGTCACACTTGGGATGCCGCTTAAAGCCGGCGTTCCACTTGTAATAGCGGCCAGCCAGGACAGTGCAACGTGAGCATGATGGCGGGTTCAGCATCCGCACGTACCCGACCTGCGGGCGTGTAGCGATGTCCAAACCACCAGCCGTGCGACCAGTGTCCGCCAAAGTCGTACTAATGTTCCGCTCCAACAACTGCAAGCCGCTTGCAAGAGCCTGACGCGGCGCCATCCCCTGAGAAATGAGCGTTTTCACACCAGTAATCGGCGAGTACAACAGCGAATCCAGAGGGCGCCCGTCAGAAGCAACACCAACCAGCGACCTGTACTGAACCGCAGCAACCGGAGCAACATACGAACCAGCCGAATCTAAAGACTCAGCCACGTACGCCACACCAGCAAAAGCCGCATCAGTCTGCGCCGCCAGCATCGCCGGCATAAAACGGGCAACCTCACCAGCCCAAGAACCTGACAAGTCATCAACACGCACCTTGCCCCACGCATGGCGCCCCAAACGAAGCGCCGCAGCCTGCAACCGCAACATCAGCGCATACTGCTCAACCACGGGCGCCGAATACATTACGCGACCTGCGGAGGCTGACCCTGAGCGTTCAGAAGCTTCTCGATCATCGGATCACTAGCCTCGGACTCGAAATAGGCCCGCTCCTTGTCCTTGCGAGCATCAGACCAGCCCATCTCATCCCACGCGCCCTCACGAGACAGGATAGGAGTGCCGCCCGCGAGCTTCGTGATCGCATCAGACTTCTGCGCGAACGTCGGCGTACCAGCATCAAAGAACTCAGTCTTGATCCTGTTAGCAGCGGGCCAAACGCCAGTGCGGAAACGCTCAGCGATGCCCTGCACCCAGGCCCAACCATCACCAATGTTCGACGCCTTACCCTCAACGTTCAGGACAAGACGCGACTCATCAGCGCGGATAGCGCCCTCAGCCGCAGGATTCACGCTGTTCTGCCCCAAGTAACGGGTAGGAAGACCAGTCACCGAAGCAACAAGGTTGGCGTAGTGGTTTACCGTGTCGTGGAAGTTCTTCAGGTCAGACGAAGTGAACTGCCCGACCTTCGCATCCTTGTTCTGGTTAGCCCATATCGCGGAGAAATACGACTCCCATGCCGGGATAGCATTACCAGCGCCGTCAACGAAGTCACCCTTGGACATGCCAAGCACATACTTCTGAGGAACGGAATGCGTCTCGGCAGCGATCTGTAAGTTAGTCAACGACCTAGCCGCGGCATCAACCAGCGGAATGACATCCTTCATCTCCGACACGCCCGTATACGAACCAGTGCGGCGGCGATTCAGGAACATCACAATCGGCACCCGGCCAAGGTTGTGCGTGTCCCTCGCGTACTCAGTCCATGTCCCCTTATCCAACTGCAACCAGACAGTGAAATTCGGGAAATACAACGTCGCCAACGACGGCTCCGGGTTTTCAACCGTCCCACCGTACAAACGCAGAGCAGTACTTATACGGCGCGTCTTCGGATCCACCGTTGCCGTCAGCTCACGCGGAGACTCAACCGTGATCAGAGGATGATCCTTGTCCTCAGGATTAGTGCCAACACACACAAACCCTCGCCCATAAATCAGCGTGTCCTTATGCAACAACGCAGACTCAGAATCAAGGTTGTTCGCGTCCCAATGCTCACGCAACACATCATCAGACTCAGACTCGCCAGGAAGGATGAACGACTTCACCTTGAGACGCTGATCAATCGAATCAACAGCAACCCTCGACCAGTTCACAACCGTCTCAAAACGGCGCAACTCAGGCGGCACAGCCAACCCAATATGCTCCAAACGCTGCGAACCCTCGTAATACTTGTCCAACTTGTCATCAGCAGCCGCAAACGTCGCCGCCTGATTCTGCAAAACAGTAAAAGGACCAGCAATATCAGGCGTCAAAGCCACAACGGCCCCCTAACGGAACACAAACATACGAGAATCGGTTTCTTCTTCAAAGTCCTCGGCAACAAGCGCGTCAGACCACGCCTCATAACAAAGAATGGATGACATTGCTTGGTCGATCTTTTGGTTTTCGTTCGGCTTACCCAAGATGTACCGCTGGCCTGTTCGGGCCCGCACGATCGCGTTCAGGATGTGAACCTTAGTTGTTGGGCACCCGTCATGACGGAAAATAGACTCGTCACCATTCACGGCTTGCTTAAACGACTCAAGGACCGGGTGAACCTTGGAAACACTCGAAGTCTCCCAAGCGAACACTGTCGGCCTGCCATCCTCAGATTTGTACTGAGCCTGCCACTGCTTCAGCTCAAGGCGCCACGAATCATCCTCAACAACTTCCATCGCATCAGCCTCAGCCGAAATACCACGAGCGGAACCAGCAGGGTCAAAGTACGCCCGCACCACGTTAAAGCGCTCCTGAAGCTCGTCAAATGCAGCACGAACCTCACCACGCGGGATCAATAACGAGCCATCGTTCGGGCGCCAAATAGTCGGAACCTGATGAGGCCCATAAGTCGGCGTGAACTGGTAACCGTCAGCTGTCATCGCCCGGAAACCAGTCCAGTCATTGTTATTGGACAAGTCGCCAGCAACAACAATGGACGTACCATCAGGAACCTCACGCGGGGCGGCCTTGCCATCCCAGGGAATCTCTTTCAGCCATGCACCAGCACCCTGAACACGTCGATTACCGTAAAACCGTTCAGTTTCAGCAGGGTCACGACGCATCGCAGCTTCAATATCCGACTCAAGACCAGGAAGGTTCATCAGAACCCAAGGAGCATCAGAGTAGTTGAACTTCAGGATCTTCTTCCGATCCGCCTTAACCGTCCACTTCAGATACTTAGGAGGTTCAATGTGCTGCACATACACCGTTTTGTCGGCAGGATTCTCCAGGATGTCCTTAACAACATTGTCCGTTGCAGGATCGTCCGGGTTCGTCATGATCACACCACGACCACCCATAGCTGTCAGACCACGAGACTGTGTACGGTACACGTTCCACATGCCCTCGGTGTCATACAAGCCACCCTCGTCCCAAAGGACATAGGTGACACGCTGACCCAAACGGCTCTTAGCCTTAGCCGTAACAGGCACAACCTGACACTGCTTACCACCCGGCAAGCGGATAACTTCCTCGCCAGTCCGGGTAATCTGTTGCGCCAAGGGCCCAAAGTCAATCATCGGACGCAGAGAATCAAACGTGTTTGCTGTCTGAGCCTCAGAGTTAGCCGTGATCTGGATCAGCGGAGAAGGCCACTTGCGGGCCATCGGCTCACCAGGGGCGTAAGTGTAGACCCATCCACACTCGCAACCTTGCTCACTGCAATCCCAGACCTCGCCACCCCGAGCAAACCCGGCAAACAGTGCCGGCCCAACAGCCTCAACACAAATCAGGGCAGCAGCCAACGGCGACTTGCCCTTTTTCTGGGCATCAACCAACACCGAAAGGCGATGAACAAACGCGGCAGACTTCACATCAGCCGAAGCGTTCGGATGCACCGCATAATGGTTCCCAATAAAGCAAAGCTGATAATCCCTCAGCGCGAACGGCGGCTTGTTCCCATCAAGATCAAAATCGCCATCAGGAACAACACAATGCTGCTCAATCCACTCAGGAACAATGTCTAACGTCGGGCCTGACCACCAACGCAAAGCCTCAGACACATTACGCGGCTCACTTTTCACCACCTACAGCCTTCAATCTGCGCTCACGCGCTGACATTCGACCATCGGAACTCTCAGGAGCAGGGGAGCTTTCACGACGGGCGCCAACTCCATCACGAGCGATCTGCCACCCGTTCAGCCTCAAACCCGCCGGTGTCAACCCGATCTGCTCACGGTAACGATGCAACTGACCCACCAAAGCCGCATTAGCCCCAGGATCAAGCTCCACCGCAACCTTCAAACGGCAATACTCGCCAATAACCGGCCAACGCCACGACTCAACAGCCCACGCAGCACCCTGAGGGGAACGCCAAGCCTCAACCCACACCACACCCTCCCGAGAATGGAAGTCAGCAGATGCCTCAGGGTCAGCCTCGCGAACCTTAGCGCCATCCTTGAAATGCTCATCAAACAAAACAATAGGATCCAACGGAAAATCAGGAATCTTCCCCTTGTAACCCTCAGAAGGAAGCGCCTGAAAGTTCAAACCACGACCCGCAGAACGACCAGAATCAGGGTCAGCGGTTGGCCCAGAACGGGCACGGAATCCACCACTAGTCATGGCGATCACCGCCCTCTCTGAAAGTTTTGAACCCTCCGCGGACTTTTTTCCCCTCACCGGCGGT